TCGCTCGGCTTCGTTCGCCGATTCAGGCAGAAGATGCAATCATGAAGTTCGCAGACCGGCTCCAACCACTCGTCACATTCGGGACAGTAAAAGGCATCGTAAGCGTAGGAGTAAACGCGCGGGTGGCCGCATTTGCAAAGGTGACGTTTTCCGCCGACTCGCTCGCTCATAAGTTTACGTGTAGGACAACTGCCTTTTCTTACGCTCTTGCTGGTATTTGGCAAGTTCTTTCGCCAGGTAGTCGTCATCTGGTTTTCGTGGCCCGTCGTGCTCGGGCATGGATTCGACCATGAAGCCGAGACGCCGGGCGCCCTCGACGGCAATGGCCAACCAGTCGGCCAAGTCAGGCGAGTATCCCGTCCGGTCCTTCATTTCCTCCTTGGTTTCCAACTCGTAACGGTCGCCCTTACCCTTGGCCCATTCGCGCTCGTAAAACTCGCCCGCAACATCTGCCGGAAGTTCTTTCATCTGACCTGATAGCACCAGATACCGCACGCTGAACCAAAGCTCTGAAATGAATCGGTCGTAATGCTCATCGCACCGCTTGAGCCGCTTGGCTCCGGTGTCCTTGTCCAGCACGAACTCATCAGCACAAACGGGCCGCTTGGTCGGGGTGCCCCCGAAGTTGACGGGGTTTACGTCCAGGCTAAACATCTTGGCCAGCGAGGTCGCCGCCGTGGCTCGCATACCGGCGTCGAAATAAACGTGCGCTCCGGGGATGCCTAACGCATCGCATTCCTTCTTGATGAACGAAGCGATTTGAACCTCGGGGTCGAGATCAACATTGATTTGGATTTCACTCGGGGGATTGACCCGGAACACGGTCGCCCCACCAACGGCTAGACCAAACTCACAGTAACCGGCCACGCATCGGTCGCCGCCAAAGCCCATATCGCAGGCGTAGATTTTAGTGGTTGGATCACCCTGCCAGATGACGGTATCGAATGCGCCCCGGCGCTTGCACATTTCCTCAGTCAACACGCGATGAGCAAACAGGCCGGTCTTGCGCAGACCGCTAATCTGCGAGTGGTATTGCTCTGAGTCCCGGCCCCAACGGTTGCCAACCCGTATTTCAGATTGCCGGTTGACGAGGTACTTGTATCGGGCCGGCGCATCCACGGGGCCGTCGAAGTTGGGCGAGTCCGTTCCGATCAACTGAATCGTCACGCCGTCGAACTTGTTCTTGAACACGTCCGTCTTGGTCGGCTGTGGCCGGTTGTCCCAGCCCTCAATCGGCTCGGCGATCTTGTCGAGCGCCTTCCGGTTGGCGATGGTGTTGCCGACAAACACCCCCTTGAAGTCGCCCTCGTCAAGATTGGCGAGAACTTCCAAATACGACGGGTGCATGAACTGGACTTCATCGCCCAACACCTTTCTGCGCTTCTGTTTGATGCCGTAGAATTTCTCAAGTCCACCTACCCAGGTGCCTTTGCGGTCGAGACAGGGTATACAGATGATCCCTTTCCTGATGTCCCGAAGCGGCGTGTCATCGCTGAGTTTGTCGGTGAAGATTCCGTGCAGCGATTCGACCACGTTTCCCGCCAGCCACGGACGGCGGTCTTTGGCCCGCTTGAGCATGTCCACCATATCCCCCCAAACGCGCAGGCGCAGCCCTCGAAGGTCGGTGGAGCTTACGAGAATCAGCGTCTCGTCGGGGAAGGAGAAGTAATCGGTCAGACCGAACCGGGCCAGGGCGACGTGCGTTTTGCCGCTATCACGGCTCCCAGTTATGGCCGTAATGCGGTTGTCCAGAATCGTTTGGAGCATCAAATCAGACCATCGGTGATGATCGTCGTCTGGCCAAAGAAGCTGTTGTGCGGCCCTGTAGTGATGGAAATTCCCAAGACCAAAGGTCTGCCCCGAGATCGTCTTGAACCCGCCCCAGCGAATGAACTGAACCTCGATTTGAAGCAGGTCAATGGAGTCGGGCCAGTCTAATCCGTATCGGAGCACACTTCTAATTACCTTGACCTTTTGGACAAATCAAACGAATACGGTACAGTGCATTTTGCCCTTCAACCTTTGAGCGTGTGAAAAAGATCGCCCCGATAATCGCGCTGGTCCTGGTCTGCTTCACCGCTCTGGCGCAAGTGTCTTACTTTAATCAGGGGCTATTGCGCCAGCCGAGCGCGGCGCTTGACCGGGCGTATCTCGGAATTACCGGCGGTGTTGGCCCTCCGGGGCCTCCGGGACCAGCCGGGCCTGCTGGGCCTGCGGGGCCAGCCGGCCATAACGGAACGAATGGATTGCCGGGATTAAACGGAACCAACGGCGTCAACGGAACGAACGCCTTCATCACCGGACTGACTACCAACTTCGGTCTGTTCTTTGTCGATACTGGCCTTTCCAACACGGTCTTTTTCTCCAACGGATTGCTGGTGGCCATCACGCCACTGGCGCCCCTCATTCCCGGCTCAATCATTTTGCCAGGCGGCGGATACGTGATCCAGCCAGGCGGCGGAACTCTGCTCTTACCATGAAAAAACTACTCGGTTCACTGACGCTGTTCTGCACCCTCAATTTGATGGGTGCGGCCAACTCCACGATCTTCAACCTGTCCCACATCACGGCAGTTCCCGCCGGATATTACATGCCGTGGGAGAATCCCGGCGTGCAGGACTTCTCAATATCCTGGCAAGACTTCACAAACCAGCTCCTTTTCCAGATCGCCAACCAGTACTACGTCAGCAATGCAGATTGGGCGGTGAGCAACAACCTCTGGATCATGTTTAGTTCAGGGGGCGCATCGACCAACTCCATCTCCCTTACTAAAACCAACGGGGTCGCTGTGACGGCAGTTTCCAATACCAACCTGGACTTTGTTGACGGGACCAACATCCACTTTACTGGCACGGCAGTTGGGGGAACGGTGAGGATTTCCGGCAGTGTCACCGGAACTGTTGCCTCGGCCTCGACGGCCACAACGGCGAGCATCGCCACCAATGGTCCAGATGGAAACGGCCTCGCCACAACAAACTTCGTCATCAACCAGATCGGGGGCATTGGGAGGTTCATGTTCCTGACTTCGACCACCAACACCGGGGCGCTCGCCGGTCGGACCAACAACTTCCAGGGATGGACTAGCGCCTCTTCTGTGACCGTGACGCAGGATATATCCGTGTTTAACACCGGCGACTACATCCGCCAGACGGTATCCACTCAGGCAATCTCACAGGTTCTTCAGGGGCCAATTTCTGTGACTTCATTTGCTTACCGAACGGGCGGAGGCGGGACCATCCAGGTCCATTATGAGATTTACGTTTACGATACGGTTTCCAACGTCCTCTACGAGCTGGGGCAGTCAGTGCCTCTGACGATCACGACGGGTCCGCCCACTGAATACGACTATTCGATCAGCACAACCCAATCGTTCTTCGCCACCAATTCCAGTCGGCTAGTTGCCGCTCTCAAGGTGGATAACGCCGGGACCGGGGCCGACGTGATTCACTTGGTCAACGGTGGCATCTACGATGCCCATGTGAACTTCATACAGGCGCTCAGTGGTATCACAATCGACGGCAGCCAAGTCAACGGCATTGTGCCTGCGGCAACCAACGTCTTCCCGGCAACCAACAGCCTCACGATCTCAGGGACCAACGTGACGGTGGACCTTTCCTTGGGCAACGCCTTCTCGCTGACCTTGAACGGGACCAACGCCTACGTTCGTGCGACCAACACCGCGCCAATGCGATGGGCGAGGCTGGAGATTATTCAGGGATCAGGGCTGACCAACACGGTTCTCTTCAATACCAACTACACCCAGCCGACGATCTACGGTCAAGTGATTACGATGCCGACCAACACCGCCTTCAGTCGTCAGTGGGTGGACATCCAAGGTGACAGTTCGGGAAATACCAACACCCTCTGGCAGACGATCAAACCATGAAACAATTACTTTTACTGTTTTTTGCGCTCTCGGTCTCGGCGGCTCCTGGGGGGTTCGGCATCAACCCATCCTCGAAGTTCGGTTTGATCGGGTTCTGGCCAGTGAATGAAGGAACCGGGACCGCCGTGCGGGACTATTCTGGGTTAGCAAATAACGGAACTTTGAACAGTGGTTACACTTGGACAAATGGGCTTCTCGGATCGTGCGTCTATTTCTATTCCGGTTATTTGAAAGTTCCGAATTCAATCACTCTAAATCCGGGTTCTGCTTTGAGTCTGTGCCTTTGGGTTTTTCCGAGCAGTTCTCAAAATGCATTTGGAACAATGGCTTCAAAGTACGAGCCAACATTACCTGATTATTGTCCAAAGATTGATCTGAATGCTACCGGACACAAGATCAGATGTTATGTCTATGGCGCGGGGCCTTGCGCAAATCAGGTCACCTGTTCAACCGACATACCTACTGCCGTATGGACCCAAATAGTTTTTGTCGTCAGCCAAAATGGATCGGTCCTATACACCAACTCGGTGGTGTGTTCCACTTCATCAGTTACCTGCGCTTATTACAATGATGGTACTGGTTCATTTTCAATCGGGTGCGCGGTTAGAGCTGGTGATGCCCCGGGAGCTTACTTCGTAGGAGCCATAGAGAATGCTAGTTACTACAATCGAGCCATAAGCTCTGACGAAGTGACGCGCCTCTACAATGGCGGATACGGGAGCCAGTAGTTATGGCCAAGGCCGCTGATATAATCTACATCCCGGATGGATCGTTCTCATGGGCCGGGGGTGTTGACTCGTCGCTGGTCACTACGGTCCAAAGCACGCTGAACCCACAGGGTCTTCCGCGCAATTCCTTGGCGTGGTTGAATAACGCGACCGTTCGCGGCGGTGGGATTACACAGCGAACGGGTTTTCAGCCGTTGCTCAGGCTCATCGCCTCGGGTAAGTGGCAGATGGGCATGATCTACGAGCCCGATGGCGCAAACCCATACCTCTTGTGCCAGGTGTCCGGGGTGCTCTACAGCGCCCTGCTTGAGCCGCCCTATACCATCACGGATTTGACCAAGGGCGACCCGACCTTGCTCAATCCCGTTGCCGCCGAGTTTGCTTTCTTTGTTCAGGGTGAAGACTTCGCGGTTATCCAGGCCGGCGACTACTTCTTTTACTCGAAGGATGCCGACCGGACCCTGCCCTTGATCTGGAACGGATTCACGCTGCGCCGGTCGCTCGGCATCACGACGCCCGTAGCGCCAGCGATGGCGCCGGGCATCAACGAAATCCCGGCAGCTACTTCCATGTGGTATCACGGCAGCCGAATTTGGTATGCACTGGGCCGAGGCGTGGCGGCAGGCGACATCGCGGGGGGGCCATCTGGAACGCCGTTCTACCACAGACGGGACTCGATCTTGAGTGTGACTGAAAACCCGCTCTGTTTTGGCGGGGATGGATTCACGCTCCCGACGACCGCTGGCAACATCCGGGCCTTGCGCGAGGAAATCAACCTCAACGAATCGGTGGGCCAAAGCCGATTGCTCATCTGGACCCGAAAATCCGTCTTCGCGCTCTCCGTTCCTCCAACCCGGACAGATTGGATCAACGCGGATAGTTCCAACGGACCCAGCATTGTGCCGGTTCAACGCGCTAACGGAGCCGTAGGGGATTGCTGTGTTGTGGCTGCGAATGGCGACTGGTTTTACCAAAGTTTCGAGCCCGGCATTCGCTCGCTCATCACGGCTGTGCGGCAATACAACCAGTGGGGCAACACCGCGATCAGCCAGAATGAACTTCGCGCCTTGGCTCAGAACAACCGCGCCCTAATGCGATTCAGCAGCGGCATCGTGTTCGATAACCGGCTTTTGATGGCCGTGCTGCCACAAGTGGCCAGCGACGGTATCAACGTCATTCACCGGGCGATGCTCCCGCTTGATTTTGATGTCGTCAGCAACCTGTCCACGCAATCCACCGGGGACAGTAGCACCTCAGCGGTTCTCACGCCTCCGGTATGGGAAGGCGCTCTCGACGCCCTGAACGTTTTGCAACTATTCGAGGGCGACTTTGGCGGCTTACCCCGTGCGTTCGCTGTCGTCCTCTCAGATGTGGACGGGTCGATCAACGTCTGGGAACTGACCAATTCCAACCGTTTCGAGAACGGAGACAACCGCGTTCTCTGGTCGCCTGAGTTCCCGGCGTTCACCTGGGGCACTGCTGGACTTGAATTTAAGCTGAAACAGTTGAAGGGCGGAGAGCTTTGGGTGGACAAAGTGGCGGGTCGGGTTGACATCGAGGTTTACTACCGAACAGACGCGGACCCGTGTTGGCGCCGCTGGTTGATCACGGACCTTTGCTCGGCCCGGTGCGAGGATTACGACTCGCCCACCGCCGCCTATCCCTGTGAGCCGTTTCGTGAGGGGTATAAGTGGCCCATCGTATTCCCGGAGCCGCCGCCGCACTCGTGCGATTCAATGGGTGTTCGTCCAACCACTATCGGCTACCAGTTCCAGACGAAGGTAATGATCCGGGGTTGGTGCCGGATACGAGGCTTAATCCTCTACGCCATCCCGCATACCGACCCGCAGTACCATGGTATCGCCTGTCCGTCGTCAGTACCGCAAGGTATGGCTCAGTTGCCGCGCCTGATACCGTCGCCATTCGTGCCCAATGTGATTTCTCAGTTTCCGCCCGCCAGCCTGCCGCCTGTGCCGAATGCGGATTTCACGCCTCCGGCCCCAACACCCCCGACGCCGCCGAAGAACCCGCCCAAGCAACCGATCAATCCGACGCCGCTCAATGGGGCCGTGGACGTGCTCAATCCGATTCTCTCCTGGTCCAACGGCGGCGGGGCTACCAGCTATGACGTGTGGTTCAATGGAGCGTTCATCGGAAACCAGCCGGGAACTACTTACAACCCAGGCGTTCTGGCCAACAGCACGCCGTTTACTTGGCGGATAGACGCGGTGAACGCGGACGGGACGACGACAGGTTCCACGTGGAACTTTACGACCGGCGTTGTCGTACCATTCAGCTACGCCGATCCGTCGCTGGTGATTGACTGGGTGGATTCGGGCGGGGCCAACAGCGGCACGCTGGCCGAGTTCAACATTCTGGCCGATCAGCCAACCGTCACATCGCTGGTTTTTCCAAATGCTCCATTCCCTGGTATGCCTCCTGGACCGGCAAACCCAGCTATCACATCAATTCTGGGCCTAAATTCTCTTCCCGCGCTGCAAACGCTTGTTTGTGCCCAGAACAATCTAGTCACCTTGGATTTCAGCGGGAATCCGGTTCTGACAACAGTGGATTGTTCGGTGAATCCACTTCTGACTTCGTTGATACCGAACACGGCAATAGTCAGTTTGGATTGCCACGGTTGCACTACCCTACCGGCGCTCGATGTCCACATTTGCACTCATCTGACTACTTTGGACGCACATGGCTGCACGCTTCTGGCCACACTGACAACAACTCCATCGCTCGTCACTTTGAATTGCGCTGCATGTGCGATTGTCACACTCGACGTTCATACGTGCATTCACCTGACCACTTTGGATTGCTCACTCAACGCGACGATGACGGCGCTGCTAATTGTTGGGTGCTCGTCCATAGTCACTATTGATTGCCACGGGTGTCTGCTGCCGGACCTGCACTGCAATGGGTTGACGACCCTGCAAACTTTGAATTGCTCGGCGAACAATCTAGCTACGATTGTTGGTATTGGCACTCTCACAGCATTGGTGAATTTGGATTGCAGCGCGGAGGGCGCCCTTCTTTTCACTCTCAGCTTAATAGGATTGACCAATTTGGCGACGTTGCATTGCCAGAATAGCCAGTTCCCTTCTCTGAATATCAGCACCAACACCGCGTTGCTCGATTTGAACGCTGAGGTTTGTGGTCTGGCTGTGTTAGCAGTCAACACTATCCTGTTCGATTTGGACTCTGCTGGTCTTTTGAACGGGACCGCCTCGACTAAGTTTCAGGTTCCTGCAAGTCCGCCCGATGCTGGCCCGCCCGATGGAGCAACGGCCAAGGCAAACTTGATCGGCAAAGGCTGGGCCGTAACTACTGACTGATGAAACGCACCGATTGCAAAATCATCAATACGGGCTGTCCCGGAGTCGATGACCCGATTACGAACACGTCATCAGAATCCCCAGACCCGTTGCTGTTTGCCGGTGTGGGCTGGACGCCTTATGATCCCTACCGGCCCCCGCCGCTGGGCGGTGGCGTCAACGTCCCGATTGATTGCTCGAACATCACTTGGTCTGACGTGTCGCAGGACATGGCCGACCTGCTCGCCAAGATCAACGCAACGACCTGCCAACCCCCTCAGATACCGCCCGGCACTTGGCCCCCGCTGCCGCCATTCCCGCCGTTTCCACCATTTCCGCCCTTCCCGCCGTTGCCGGATTTGGTGATGCCGGACTTCATCTGGAAGCCGCCGACGTGGGACCAGCCTCCCGGTCCTGATTACCAGCAGTTCACCAACAACTCCCAATCGGCCACGGCAGCCTGCCCCAATGGCGCGGTATTCACTTACACCATCCAGGCCGGCACAATCATTAGCGGCCCCTTGCCACCAGAACTCGGCCCCGTTTGGGTTCAACTCGCCAACGCTTGGGCCGAAGCGGCGGCATTGCAGCAGGTATGGGCGCTGCGAGCCTGCATTGACGTGCCCGGAATGGTGCTGCGCACGCCGCCCGGCACGAATCCCCCGCCCGTCATTCCGCCACCTCCGGGCTCTCCACCGGGCACTCCCGGAACTTCCGCTCGCGGGCCAAGCCTCACCGCCAATCCCGGTTACGTCTGTCTCGGCTCTGCTCTCGATCCTGCCCAGAACAAGTACACGGTCAGCGGCACCGGCTCGTTCACCTTCAGCGTCATCGCGGGCGCTCTGGCCCCCGGAACGGCACTAGTGTCAGCGGGTCCGCGTTCGGTTGAAGTCCAGGGCACCCCGACCTCGCCGGGTGAATACAACTACACCATTCTGGCCGTGCGCGACGGGATGCCGGGCGTCCGTGTTCAGGTCACAGACACGCTCTGGGTGTTCGGCCTCGTCACCAGCACGATCCCCAGCATCACGGTTGGCACGCCTTACACCTACCAGCTTGCGGCGGATGGCGGGCAACAGCCGGTCAGCTTCCAGAACGTGAGTGTCGCACCCGATGGATTACCTCCGGGGCTGGTGATGAACGCGGCGGGGCTGATCTCAGGCACGCCAACGTCCTTGGGCACCGGCAAGTTTCAGGTCAAGATCATCGACAGCGGGCTTCAGGAGGCGGAATGCACGCAGGAGGTCACGATTGGGCTTGTCCCTCCGCCTGCCGGGCTGGATTGGGACAATTTGGTTTGGGGGCCAATCAACATCTACCAGCATACTCCAACGGGCACGCTTTCAGGAGCAAGTTTCAGCGTCCAGGCGAGTGGAGACGGCGGCGGGGGCACAAATGATACCGCCGACTGCACCGGCACCCTGCTTTACAACGGACCCGCCGCGAACTGCAATCTTCATGTGAATGCGACCAATATGATTAGTGCTGTTCCCGGAGGTGCTATTTTCTCAATCGGAGTCCAATCGGACGTGACTTGGGTTTTGAGTGAAACCTGCAAACAACTGCCCACGTTTGGAACGCACGCTCCTGGCACTTATGATTTTCCGTTCACCGTTCCTGACACTGGGGGCGTGCCTGCAAGCATCACCGTGCTGGTCTCGTGGCAAGCGGGTGCTTTTATGATTGGCGCCGGCAGTCTAAATTGCAGCGGACACCTTACTTGACCAAACCAAACCCGGACCTAATGTGATTTTATGATGCGGCCTACTCTTTCAGTTTTTCGCGCCCAATGGCCAGCCGAAGCGACTGGAATTTGCCAAGCCGATCCGCAGGTCGTCGCATACTGCAATGACTCTCAGGAGCGGCTGCTCATGGACCCGATGGCCCCGAGCGAGGGATGGTGGGGCGGCACAGTCACGCTGAACCTGACGGCCTCGGTTAACAGCGGCGCAGCCTACGTGGTCACGCCGCGCGAGATTGGGCGGCTCACAGACGTTGCCGTGTGTGGCCGGGCCATCCGAATCCGAAACGGGTTCTATGAGTATCTTCAGTTCGGTCGCGGGCTTCAACCCAAGGCGTGCCGAAGTGGCCTCTGCGGCAGCCAACTTCAGGCATACGAGCGTGATAACGTAGTGACGTTCGCGCCCCTTCTCCCGACGCCGCAACTGATTCGCGTGTACCCGACTGACGTGCGAGACATTGGCCGGCGAGTGCTGCTGCAAGGCAGAGACCAGAACAAACAGGTCATCTTAACCACAGACCCCGGCACCGGACTGAGTGCCCCTGGTGAATATCTACAACTGGCATCCCCGTTCTCGACCAGCGTGAATCAATTCTCAGGACAAATGGAAGGCGTACAGAAGGATCAGACTTGGGGGCCTTTGCAGTTCTTCCAGGTGGACCCGGTGAGCGGAGTTGAAGTGCCGCTCTCAACGATGGACCCCAATGAAGGCGTGGCCAGTTACCGGCGCTATCTCATTAACGGCATCCCGAGCAACAACCTTTGCTGCACGTCACCAGGGAGCCCGTTGCAACTCACCGCTCAGGGCCGTCTCGATTTCATTCCAGTGCAGAATGAGACTGACTACCTGACGATTCCCAACGTTCCTGCCTTGATCGAGGAATCTCAGGCTGGACGGTTCAGGAAAATGGAGAACGGGCTGAATCAGTCGGTATATCATCACAATCAAGCCCTGATGCTTCTCAATGGCCAGATCGACGCCTACGAGGGCAAGACAAACACGGCCATCAATGTCCCGATTTGGGGCTCTCAGAGATTACGCCGTCAACCAGTATAACGAATATGCCAACAGCAGCAGTCGGAACACCATTTGACAGTCTTTCGCAATACGTCGGACCAGCATCGGGCGGCGACCTCGCTGGCCAAGCAGCGAAGCAGAACATCAGCGCGGCGGGTGACATCGGCACGCTCTCGACACTGCTTCAGAACATCAACAACCTGAACAACAGGAGCCGAGTGTATGGCGGCGCTGGCCTGGAAAAGCAAAGCTCTCAGAACATCTCTAACGAGTTGGCCGGGATTTTGAGCGATCCGCTGGTGGCGAGCGATCAGATGGCGGGTGCCGAGCGCGGAGCAGCGGGCGGGTTTGGCGTGGATTCGGCCAATACGAACGCCGCCGTCCTGCGCGCGATGAACTTGCAGAAAGAACAGCTTCAAGAGCAGGGCCAGCAAGACCTGACGGCAGCGTACAACCGGGCCGCCCCGTTGGTTGACGCCTCGCAGTTCGCCGCAACACCGCAACTATTGGAGCAGCAGCAGCAGGCACAGGAGCAGAACGCCTTGCAGGCCCAGGCTCAGGCCAACGCGCAGCAGGAGTGGCAGGCGCAGTTGGCGGCGCAACAGCAGCAATTTGGCGCGGGGCAGGCCCAGCAGTTGGCTGAGTACACCCAAAGCCAGCGGCAGCAGCAACAGCAGTATGAACAGACTTTGCAGCAAAAGCGCGATGAACTCGCGGCGCAGATGGGACTCAGCTACGCTCAAATGAGCCAGGCGCAGAAACAGTTTGTGGATTCGCAGGCGCAGCAGATGGCCCAATGGTCTGGATCATTGCAGGCTCAGGTTCAGCAACAGCAGGCACAAAACGCTTTGGAACAGGCGCGGCTCAGGGAGCAGGAACAGCAGTTTACAGCCCAGCAGGCTCAGCAACTTGCGGAGTTTGGAACGACCACCGGCCAGAATGCGGCCCAGCTTTATGCTCAGACCTACCATACGTTGCCCGGGTACAATCAATACGGGGCGTACACCGGACAGACGGGGACATATCCCGCAGGCGGTGGGACTCCGGGAGCGACTACACCTGGCACGTACAACCCGCAAACATCCAATTTCAATCTGCCTTTCTCGGGCGGTTCATTTGGTTGGCCGTTCCGAAACGGATAATCTTTGAGGACAATTATGCCAGACGACGACTATCAATCACCTGACGATGAGCGCCAGGATCAAGGCCCAACGCCCGACGAATTGCAAGCGGCGGAGATGGCCAAGACGGCGCAGACCTTGCAACTGGTTCAGGCCATGAACCAGACCGTCGCACCGTTGCCAATGACGCTGCCGACGCAGACCGCACCGGCTGGCGCTCCACCGCCAGCACCGATGACCACCACGCAACCCCCTCCCGTCGCGCCGGTGGCCCCGCCGCCACAGCCGGGAGCCGGGGCTGGCGCTGGATACCAGTTTGGCCGAGGCATCGGCGTGCTAGCGGCGCCACCAACGCCCACAAACCAAGGGCGCATGTACATGGGGCCGGCGATGGCTCCCGATCAAGAGCAGCAATTCATGCAGTCGGCTCCGGGTACGCGGATGAACCTGATGCCGCCGCCCGCCGCAGCGCCCGCGCAGGACCAGGCCACAATGCAGGCCCGGCTGGCGGCAGGAACAGGACGCGAATCAGACGCCGCCGCGCTGGCGAGACTACAAGCGGCAGACACGCCGGACTCACGCACTATCGCAGTTCGCTCTGAGTCTCCGTATTCAGATGCCTCCCTCGCCAATCAGCGCAACGCGATGCTCTACAACGCGATGAAGAAGTTCGACGCCGGGGATCGGTCGCCGGAAGTAATGGCGGCAGCACTTGGATCAGCCGCGCCCAAACCGATGACTGAATATCAGCGCACTATGGCTGCCCATCGCAAGGCTCTGGAAGATCAAGCGGCGAGAAGGGTAGTGCCTGCCCGACGCGACATGGTGCTCGAAAACGCCATCCGCGATGAACGAGCGGCACTCAACAAAGTCCGCACCGACCTCAGCAAAACCCCGGCGACGGATGGCACTGACCGGAGGATTCAGGAAGCGCTTTACCATGAGCGAAAGCTCAAGGAATTGACTGGCCAGTACCAGCAGTCGCAGCCGTCAACCGCAACGGCAACTGCCGCGCCACCCGTCCAGGCTCCCGTGGCACCGGCTGCGAAGGTAAAATCCACCCCATCAGTCGGTGAAATCCGAAACGGCTACCGATTCAAGGGCGGAGACCCGTCTAAGAAAGCGAACTGGGAGCAGGTGTAAAATGCCTGGCCCTTGGGAAGACTACCAATCCGGCGACACGGCGACAATAGACGCCGATGCGCAAGGCCCGTGGTCCGACTTCGAGCCGGGTGTAGTGCCGCCCGTCCAGGGCCCCGA